GTGTTTGGCAAAAAAGCGGGTTCGGTTATTAATTTAAAATCTGTTTTGTGTCTTTTTTATTTAGGCTTAATCGAAGTTTTAGGCTTATTTATCCGCTTCTTCGCCAAGCACTCGGACGTTAATCAATCTATATAAATCACATATTCAAAAACAACCGAACCGTTAAAAACGAAATAGTCTTTATATCCAGCACTTTTTAAATCGCCTCGCATTTGTTCGCCAACTCGTATTCCAGTGTATAAATTAGGCAAGATTTCATACAATACTTTGCAATTTACTGAAACTCCGATAAACGTATCGTTGTGTTGAAAATACTGCTCTACCATTTCGCCACGTCTAAATATTAACTCTGTCATTAAATCGAAGTGAACTCTTACTTTTGGTAATGGTCCAATTACATAACCAGCACCACATGATAACTCAGAATAACCAATAGCTTTAAATGTTTCAAATTGAAAGTTCCACGTTAAGCCATTACCTAAATGAATTGAAGCGTTTGCTGATAAATCGAATTCGGGTTTATAGTTCGTCGGTTGACTGCCTTTTATAATGTTTAGCGCGTCGATGCTAATTGTAGCTGAAACGTATCTATCTATTTGTCCACTTACGAAAAGCGGCAGTAGTAGTAATGTGATTAGTTTTTTCATTTTGATTTTTGTTTAATTTATAGTAATTCTAATTGATTTGAATTTACAACATTGGTTACGGTTTGTTTTCTTTTAAGTTCAATTTCAAATTGACCGTTTTTTACACGTTTCAATAAATTAGAATTTACCATTCTGCTTAAAACTTCACCCACATATTTTTCAGCATTTAAAAAATAGTTGTGTCCTATCAAAACAATAGCTTCTTTTTTGGATATTTTATTATCATTTTTTGAAGCATAATCTAAAATTATTCTTTGTTTTTCTGAAACCATAATTTCAAATATTTTTAATTAGTGTTATTTGTTATCCTTTAAAGAGGGGTTGGTTGAATTAGATTTATAAATTACGAACTATCTCATTAAAAAGAATGTTTATATCGGTAAATTCATTCCTCAAATCTCCCGTTGGAGTTTCGTTTATTCTTTTATCCAATAACTCTTGTAATTTAACAATATGCCCGTTTTTCTCTCTAATGAAATTTCGTTTTATCTCTATAATTTCATTTTCTAATTTTAAAATTTCTGCATACATAATCTATAATTTTAATTGGTTAATTGCGGTTTGTGTTAGTTGTGGGTTGTATTTTACGAGGTCTTCGATTGTTTCTATAATTCCAGCGTTATAAATCCTATTTTCTTTTGTTTTTCCTAAATATATTCTTTTTGTTCCGAAACATATTGTACAACTTTCAAAAGTAATAGCTAATTTAAAATCATCTTTAAATTCAACTTCAAACCCCTCAAACAATACTCTTGATTGAGCTTCTTCCCAATTTTGACAATCGTTTTGAATGTCGTTTTCAGAATTTAAAAAAGGCGGTTTCTCTAAAACATTACCCTCTAAATCGCAAGGTGCAAATTGACCTATTGTTAAAGGTGTTTTTAGAAAGTTGGCGTATCTCCAAACTTTATCTCTAAAGTCAAAACTTGAAATTTTGTCTTCGATAAATAATTTATATTGCTCCAAAACAAAATCGGTCATTGATATTAATTTCATTTCAATTCGTTATTAGTTATATAATCGTTTAATAATTTATCTATGGATTGTATAGATACAACTTGAAAAGGATGATTTTCAATATAATCCGCTTTCTCTTTCACTTCCTCAATTAATTTTTTAAGATGATTGGTTGTTTGAGAATTGGCGAGTTCGTAACCGTCGATAAAAGATTGTATACAATGTGCAGCATAGCTTGTATTATTAAATCCAGATTTTTTACAATTTTGATAAGCTTCTTCTTCAATAGATTTCATTGGCTCAGTTAATGGTTTTTCAAACGCATCTTTACTTTCTTTAAGTAATTCCGTTGTTTTTTCAATACCTATTATTTCAGCAACCTTGCCTATAAATAATTGATGTGCTAATTTTTCTAATTTACTTGGTGTTGTTTCCATTATTTAGTTGCTTTTTTTATTAAATAATACCATAACCAAATTAACTTCGGTCTTATAAATTCCCACGCTAATAATAGAAGTAAGTATTTCATTGTTTTTTGCTAAAACAAAAGTAATCAATTAATTTTATATTCACTACTTTTTATTGTTAAATTTTAAATTGTGAAAATCCGATTTGGTAAAACTTATAAATCCAGCTAGAATAGTTCGTTAAAATTAATGTTATAAACCTTAAAAATATCTTCACACTCTATAAATTCGTAACCATTATTTTTAATATGAACTAAATATAGTTTCTTTATTTCTTTTAGAAACATATTTTTGTAAATGCTTAATTGAAGTGAATAATGATAAAAACTAGCATCATTCAATAAACTAAAAACTCCTTTCATTTTTTTATTATAAGAGTATTTTTCTATTTTATCATTTGTTTTAAAGTCTAAAATATATAAATTATCTTTTTGATCCTTACAAATTAAATCTATTTGACCAGCTAAATTATCATTATAAACAATATATTCGGCGTGTAATGGAATTAATCTTTTAGTAATAAAAAAATCTTTTATAAACTGAATTGCTACTTTTGATTTTTTATTAAAATCTAGAAAATAATCTATTTCTAAATCTATAAAATCAATTTTAATTTCGTTATTCAATACACTAAACTTTCCTAAAATATATTCCTCAAATATTTTATGTATTGCAGTTCCTATTTCGCATGATTTTTTTGCCTTTTCACTCCACTCTGCCAAAACCTCTTCTTGAGTTCTACCCTCTCTTTCAGCTATTCTTTTAGAGTGAAAATCACTATCAAACTCATTTTTAAACTGACTTAAAAAAGTAGTTACAGAAATTAATTTTTTATGTTTATTTTTATAAACGTGGCTCTCACTATCAAAAGCCACGTTATTATCTAAACTATATTTCATTTCCATTCTCGTACATTTCAGCTTCCCACGCTTGGCTAAATTCTTTATCTGAAAATAATTCTACCAATCCACCTATTTGGCAAAGTCTTAAAACCTCGTCTTTATCCATTCCTAAATTTTTAGATATTTTTTCATCACTCCAATTTCTTTTTTTAAGGTCAATAACAATATCACTCATTGCTTCAATTTTATGTTTTCCTCTCGCTCTATTATGTCTAATTGTAGAAGCAACTCTATCATTAATTTTAGTTCTGTCCTCATTAATTGTTACTACTGGTAAATATCCATGTACTCTACTTTGAATTTCAGCACATTCCTTACCTACTCTGTTTCTATGAAAACCATCGATTACCTCTCTAGTTTCTCCATCCTCTTCCAACATTGATACAATTGGTTGTGTGTATCCATCTGCTGAAATTGAAAGTCTTAAAAGTTCCATTTCAGGAGGTGCAACACTATTTGGATTGTAGTCGTTTGCGTGTACGCTCTCGTTTTTAACCCACAATACACAATCAACTGGCTCTGACTTGAAAGGGCTTATTTCGTGCATTGCTATTTTAATATCATTCATAGCTGAAACTCTTTCATCAATGCTTAATTTTAATAGTTCTGAAACTAGATTTTCAATTGTATTTTTCATAATTTATAATTTAAAGTTATTAAGTTCTCTTTGTTCTTTTTTTAATTTAAGGTATTTATTATAAGCGTCTGTTTTGTGTTGCGTAAATCCTAATCCTTTACACCAGTAATCGTTTCTTAATAATGATTTGCAAATACGCCTCCAACTTGGAGCTAATCGCTCACTTTCTAAAATCGCTGGAGCTTGGTCAGGTATTCCATCGTAATAACCTCTCTCTTCCCACCACTTAATAAAAGTGTAAACCTTATTTTTATAATGTTCTGCAGTAACTTCTGGCAGTGTTTTTAATATCAATTCAGAAAATGACTTCCAAGTGTGGTGCATTGGCTTTGTTATCTTACCATAGCCATTTATATTCCCAGTATCTTGAACATATAAAGCTCCACTATTTGCGCCCTCAACTCTCGCTACTACTTTTGCCCACGTTTCAGGTTCTATTAAGTGAAATAAATAAAGTCCTCTTCTTTGATCGTCACCATAAGGTTGACATATTCTCTGTAAGTGAATTGATAAACCTGATTTTTGCATTAAATCATATAATTGATTATGTCTTTTATCTTTGTTTTTAGCATGATAAATCCAAATATCCTCTGTTTTCCAGTCGTAAATTGGATAAACATTAAAAACATTATCGGTTACTTTTGTAGTCCATTGTTTATTATCGAAAGTTATTTTTGAAGTACTTGCAATGGTTCTAAATCTATTTAAACTTTCATCGGCTCTAATGCCAACTAAACAAGCACACGTTTTTCCCTCCGAATACCATTCTCCAAATTCAGGAACAAACTCTTCAAACTCCATTCCATCACGAAAAAAGGGAAAATAATTTTCATCTGAAATTGATTGTTTAGGTAATTGTCTAATCCAATCCTTTTCAACTTCTTTATCCCAACACTTCCAAAATGGCTTAAAAACAGAAACTGCATTACGCAAATGAATAGGTAAACAAACCCAATATAAATCAATGTTATTTTTATACATTTCTATACACTCGGTCATGTGGTCGATAGTTAATTTATATTGCCCCTCTAAATCAACAATTAAAACTCCTACTTTTCTATTTCTTTTTATAGCTTCATTCATTACTAAATGTAACATTACGGTACTATCTTTACCAGCTGAAAAAGAAACGTATATTTTTTCAAAGTTATCAAAAGTATATTCTAATCTTTCAACACTGGCTTCAAATACGTTTTGGTTTAAATAAGTTTTAGGCATATTTGTTTGTTTTTTGTAAGGTTAATTTCGTATTCTTTTATTATTCGTTCTGCAATTTCACAAGCTATTATTTTTTTATCGTCATCTACAAACCTCCAATTTTCCATTGTAATTGAATACGGTATTTTAGCATAAATACAACAAGCCGATTGACCTAACCAAGCTACTCTGTTTAATCCTAAATTAGTTAAATTATGTTCACATGAATAAACCCAATCTGAAATAACTTTCAACATAAACAATTCTGTTTTTTTTGGATCGTTGAATAGTTCTATTACTTTTTTTGATAGTCGTTTTTTTTCTTCTCCTGAAATGTTTTTAAAAAATCCAGCTTTAAAACATTCCCAATATTCGTATCTATGATAAATTCGTTCCATTTGTTTTTATTTAATCCGTTAAAAAATTCATTTTGCTTTCTAAAATTATCTCTTTTGTTTTTAAAAATTTATCAATAACGTACTGAACTCGACTAATATTGATATTTAATTTTTCTGCTAATACTCTTATTCGATTGTCTTTCGATGTGAAATAAAGATGTATTATTTCTAAATCTTGTTTTGTTCCATATAGTTTTTTACGCTTGATTAACTCATATTTATCGTGGCATATTTCTAAAAACTGTTCTCTTGTGTATTCGTGATTATAATTATCCTCAAATATACCTTTAGCTTTCAATCTTTTATAAACGGTTTTAACGCTTAAATTTAGTTTTCTTGATATTGTGTTTGCGGTCATAACTATTCTATTAAATATGGTAAACTATCACTGTTAATATCGAATTTAAACTCATCAAATTTATACCCTCTTGAAAGCGGATTTGTTACGGTTACTATTCCGGTTGTAACATCCTCAATATCTAAACTAATAACTGATTCCGCTTTCTTTAAAATGTAAGTTCCTAAATGTCCTAAAGGTTTATTTGTTGCTGGCGATTTATGAATTATCGTTGTGATATGTAAATTATAATCGTAAGTCCATTTTAAAATATAATCGCTCGCCTCTTTACTCATTACAATATCATTTGTGTTCTCTACTAAATCCGCTATTCCGTCAATCGATAATAATTTAATATCTTCTGTGAAATATCTTTTTTGGTTTTTTAAACACGCATCAATCATAAATAATCTTTCACTTGATGTTTTATGTCTTGTAGCAAAACCTTTATAATTATCATATCTTGCACCAGTTAAGTCTTGAATACGTCTAAATGCTCTTTGAGTATAAAATCTACCTTGCTCTGTATCAAAGTCCGCAATTCCGTAATCTTTAGTCCTATGCGTTTTAATATTCGGAAACAAAATATTTGATTTCCCACCGATATAACAACCTATAAAAGCTGATTTTAAAAATGATTTCTTAGCTTTTGACACTGCAACTATTGCTGAAAATTCACCCTCTGTCATTAACGGAGTTGGATAATCGTTGCCTTTGTATTTATGCGTTCCTATTGAAAGTAAAATATTCGGTTGCTTAATTTCAACATCTAAATCAACAATACACTCATCCAGCATCGCTAAATAATCAACGTCTTGTATTTCACTTTTAAAATCGTCAAAGTTTAAATCTGCCATTAGATGTAGTTATTAGTTTCTTTTAAAAAAGTATTTGCAGTATTGTAAAATGATTTTTCAACGCTTTCTATATCCCAACTTTTATTAATCGCTTCAATAATTTCTTTTTCATTAGCTTTTATAACACCAGAATTATCTTTAGTTGAAAAAAAATTAGTATCGACGTTTATGCTTTTTAAATAATCATGTATCTGAACATTGTTCAATTCGATTTTTAAAAACTGTAAATGATAATTCAAAGGTTGTTTTAAATCATCGCTTATTTTTTTTATAGCAGTTTGAATGTCTCCGTAATAACCTACATTTTGTTTTAAAATTACACAAAGAAGTTTAGCGTATAGTAAATTATCGTTAACGTGTTCTTTGTTTACGTTTTCAATAGCTTCATTAATTAATTTCAACGCTTCTATATCTTCACTATAAATCCCTTTTTTATTTCTTTTAAAAGCGTTAAAAACACGTTTTAAAGAATTGTTTAGTTGCCAACTCATACTCCTAATGAATTATTTGGTTTTTTAATTTCCTTTTCAATATAAGGCAAAGTTTGAAGTAATGCAGATTTCCAGTTTTTTATTGGTTTGTCGTTTCCGTTTCGCCAATTATTTACAATCCACGCATCGTATTTATTTTTTAACGCTGACTGTTTTACGCTTGGTTCTTTTTCTTTAGCGTAAATAAAAAAATCTTCAAAAGTTGGAATACTAATATCTTTTCTTCTCTCTTCTTCTCTCTTCTTTATTGAATCACTTTCGTTATTCGAAATTGATACGCTCGTATCTTTTTCGTTTAACGTTCGTTTCTTTTCCCAATAATCACTAATGTTTTTTGAGTTTTGTTTTGATGTTTTTTCACGTTCAATTTTCTGTTCATCTAAAAAAGAAATAGAAACATAATCATTTTTAATCTTTATTATATTTGAACTTATTAATTCATCAATTATAGCATCATACCCTTTGAATTTCTTTTTAAGTTTCGATAATTCAATTATACATTCGTTGCTCCAATAGTAAGCACAGATATTTATAAATAACCCTTGAGCTTCATAGCTTTCTAAAGTTATATCACCATCACTCCATTCGGAGCAGAAAAATTTAAAATAAGGTAAGTCTTTTGCCATAGTGAGTAAAAAAAAGTTAGTCCCTGAATCCACCGCTCACTACTTCGGGTTCATCAAGGACTAATATAAGTTCTTTAGGTAATGTAGTGAGTGATACAAATATACAATAAAATAATTAACTACAAAACTTTTATGTAATTATTTTATAAGTTCGGGGTTTTCGTAGATATTGCCAATTACTTCTGTATTATTATCCATAACGCCGTGAAGCTGTAATGTAGCGTGATATGTAGAAACTGAATAAGAAGCTAAACAATCATCCCAAAATACATCTGTTGGTATTTGGTCGTTTTGATAGCATTTTATAATATCTCCCTCATAAATATCAACGCCGTTTCTGTCTTTTAATCCTGTAAATTGCATTAAAATACCGTTTGGAGTAGAGCTATCATCTATATAAATCAACTCTCCTAATCCATCAATAACAAAGGTTTTCCCATCATCGAAATATCCATTCCCATCAGGATAAAGCATTTCGTTTATTTCATTCCAAACCCTAAATTTTATTTCTCTCATAATTACGTTATTTTAAATTGACTAAATCCAAGCTGATACGCTTTATAATAATAATCTTTGTTAAACTTCTTGAATTTAACCCAATCGGCTAAAAGCATTATCTTTTTTGCGACTGGGTTGTTGTTTCTGTTGAATTTAAT